GCTTAAAGGACGAAGTCATATCAATTCAAAAGAAATATATTGAACGCCTAGAGAAAACGATTGAGAGGCTTGAGGAAGACAAAAAAAAACGGAATCAGACAAACGTACCGCAATGGTACAACCAAACTTACAACTGCCCAACAAGTCTAGTTTAGGCTCTGAAGACCAGTAAAATCCTAGCCTGCTCTTCTTTTGTTCATTGTGTTACAAAAAAGCTACACCCCCCCAATTTATTCACACATATATTCAGAAGAAACAAAGGGAAATAATAATGAGCGACAATCACCAAAATTCTGGGTTCTTTGGTGTGCTGATCTACAAGGTTTTAGCGCACTGCCCAAAATGTTCAAACCTTGAAACCCATTGGATCAAAGATCAAGGCACGATTTACACGAAAAAGGACTGTGTGAAGATGTATAAGGACGATTTTGTGCAAATACTTTGCAGCAATGATGACTGCGAAAATGCGTTCGCAGTCAAGATAAGGAGCATTAACGTGGAATGGGAAGTTTACGACAGAGTTGAAAAAGAAAAAACATAACCATGAAGTAAAAGCTTTAGAAAAATTAACCAAATATAAAATTTGAGCCACAAAAACGAAATCGTCCATGACCAACGCCAAAAAGCCTATGTTGGTCAACTATGGATTAATAAGAAAAGATACCGTCGAGTTCTGATTCGTTTTGTGGATGCTGAAGGATTAGAGCCTGACGAGTTGAACGCCTTGCTCGTTGAGCGATTTCTGAAGCTGAAAGAAACGCTGAGTCGAGAAGTCGAACGAGCAACTGATGAACAAGGTTTGTTCTTTTCAGAACTGTTGGATTTGTTCCTAGCGCATGTTCAAGCGAATCGTGACGAGCGGACGGTTGATAAGTATCGACAGCAGCTTAGTCGCTATCAAAGAATCGTTGGCGATTATCGGATTCGGTTGCACTCGTCAAAATTCACAGACCAACTTGTTCTCTCATTGCGAAAAGCAGGACTAGGAGATCATAGTTGTAATTCTTACCTTCGGGCAGTTCGCGCAATCCTTAATTGGAGTTGGGAGCAAGGCTTTCTTCCGGCTGCAATCAAAGTCAAAAGCGTTCGCTCGTCCAAACCTTTGCCTGCTGTCTTTTCTGCTCAACAACTAGAAGATTTGCGGCAACACCTAGAACAAGGCTGGAACGAAACCAAACGAAGACGGTTCTTGGTTCTGCTTCGAGCCTGGTGGTTTTTGCGCTATACAGGAATGCGTGGTGGTGAGCTGCTGGCCTTGCGTTGGGACAATGTTTACCCAGACCGAATCGAACTTCGCTCAACAAAGGATTGGAAGGTAAAAGGCAGGAAAGACGCAATCATTCCCATTGCTGAAGATTTAAAAGAATTTATTCAGGCGCAGGATATTCAAGGCGAGCGTTATGTGCTGGACAACGGCAGAGGTAAGCCGCTTTATAGTTCACTAGGTGATTTGACCAAGAGTATGCGAAAGGCTTTGCAGAAGATAGGAATAGAAAACGCGAAACCGCTGCATTCGTTTCGTTCTACGGTTGCGACTGAACTGCTTTCCGGTGAGTCTGCGAATCCGGTGCATGTTCAAATGCTACTAAGACATGAAAGCATTCAAACAACCATGTCTTATTTAAATAGTGACCACTTGCAGCAGGTGGACTTGGTAAATAAGTTGGGGAACTCGCCACAAAACACCGTTTCAAAGAAAAAAACCGAAAGCCGCAAGCCCAGTATTCATCTAGCCTATAGCCGAAAGAACTAAGGTGACTGTTAATCATTGGGTCGCTGGTTCGAGTCCAGCTTGGGGAGCCACTTCCAAAGGATTTGCCACACTTCCGTTAAGTGGCGATTTTACAAACTTGTCAGTTGTTCTTTCAGTTTCTTTGCTTTCCTAATTTTTTTATATACCAAAACACCAGGAATTGCTGCCGTCATACCTGTGGCTGCAAGTATAAGTTCCAATCCGCCAGAATCAACCGCCTGATTGAAAATCTCCAAAAATCCTTCCATTTTAATAACTCCAAATCGCTGGAGAAGATTCTTGCCGAATATCTAAATGAATAAATCGGCTATTGAAATCACCTTTTTGGCTTACGCCTATTCCATTGAATCCGTGTTTTAAAGCTAGGCTGATTAAATCCAAAGCATCTTCCCCATAGACTAAACAGTCCACCGCAACGCCTTGTGTATGCCGTCCGCCTTTTCCTCCTGGTTTAGTTCGTTCTCGCGGATGTTCAATGCTTCTGAAAGCAGAAGAAAGCCTCATGGGTCTGTTGTAATCCATCCGCAAGGCTTCCAGCTTTTCCATAAACCAATCTTGCATTTGACATTCACCGGAAAAACTACATTGCAGCTCTTCTCGTTTAAAATGAGTGGAGTGGTCAACGGTTGCCATCAAGTCTCTCTCTCTGGGTAATCAATACATTCTTGACTGTACATTTCGCCAAACGCTTCTCGTTGAGGCAACGGCATAAGTTGCAAATCTACATATCTATGGTTTTCTCGGTAGTGGTCAATGACACAACTGCAAAGCTGAATTGCCGATTGCATGGCTAAGTTTGAAGTCATGCCTTGAAGCTGGTAGGTGGGAGCGAGTCGCAAAGAACACTGGTATGCCCAAGAAACCAAGTGAAGCGTTTTGTACTCAACAGGCAAAGCGTAAGCTGAAGTAAAAAGCAGCAAAGCCAAACCTGTGAGAATCGGTTTCATCTCCTTAATTCTCTGTTTATAACATCCCCCAAATTATTGACGGCAATCGTCATGTCCTTAATGGCAACATTCGTTGCACTCATAATTGACATTAGCTCCGAATTTGAAGTCTTCATGTATTGTCTTAGTTCTTCATCATTTTTCGCGTCAGCCGCTAGATAAAGTTTTCGTTCTTCCATCATCATCGAATCTTTTTTTTCAGCATCAGCTCGCAATTGCTGCTTTTCTTTATCGTGCTGCTTGAGAATGAAAATAATCAACCAAGCAAAGAAAATTAAGGCACTGGCAGAAGTCCCTAACTCTTGGACAACGTCAATTATTCCGGTGGCTTCTGCTGGCATAGGCTCGGCCTTGTTAAGTGTTTTGTGCTGCTAAGTGTGTTTGATAAGCGTCAATAACATCCTGAGTATGAACTGCTGCAATGACAGCAGAAACCTTTGGATCTGTACTTGTTTCACCTGGTGCTACGGCATAGCGATGATAACTTTGCGAAATAACATTACCGTCTTCTAGCACTTGGATTGCTTCCCGTACTTGAATAAGGTTGTAGGGGCCAACAATTTCGATTTTATCTGTGATGGTTTGTTTCGTTAGTGCCATTTTACTAATCCTTTATGTTTATTATTATGCGGTGGTGTAGACCATAGTAGCTCGAAAAAACCCATTAGACTGAACACTAGACACTGTTATAATGGTTGTACTTGAAGCTGAATTGACTTCAAATGGGCTTAAGTAGGTAGCAGAACTTCTTCCAAGGTCAAGAAGGCAGTATTTTCCGCTTATAGTAGTATTGCGTACTTCAAGTGCGCTTAACGCCTCGTCGCCTGACAAAGATCCAATGCCGATGAATGGAATTCCGGTGATTTTCACGTTACCTGTCCAACTCCCTTTTGAACTGAGTCCCATCGTAAAATTCAAAATCACCCGATTACCAATTTTGGTATATCTTCCTCCTCTTTCGCTATATGCAGTTGTCCCAATACTGCCTGATGAACCCTCAAAAACAGGTGTCCAGGTCCCAAATTCGTAATCTGATAAGGTGTTTCCTGATAGAGTTCCGCTTCCTGCTTGAGCAGAATCACCGTGATAACTGCCAAAGTTCAGACTTAAATAAGTTGCTGCGGTGTTATCAGTTCCAACCGTTATTGCTGAGTTGCCGTCTTCGTCCTTAATCGTCAGCGACTGCCCAGACGTTGCTTGAATGTTCGTAACCTTTGCGGTGGTTGTATTGAATACACCACTAGAATCAATCGTTAATCCCGTAACACCTGAGCCGCCTGAATCTCCTTGAAGCGTTAGGCTGGCGTCAGCAGTAACAGGTCTGACGGTGTCAACTTTGATCGTACTCATAAGACTTCGCTGATTGAATAGTTAAGATTTCGATAAGTTCCGGTTGGGGTTGCGTAAGCGTCTGTTGGAATTGTAATTCCTCCAAAAACTGCTTGTAAGTCTCTTTCGCTTGTCATTGATTCCGTGATTTGAATCGGCACAGGTTCGCCTCTTTTGGCAGCCGCAATGCCGATTAAATCATCCGCTTGCGCTTGCGTGTAAATTCCTTGAGCGTTGATTGTTTGAGCAATTCCTCTTTTGGTGACTTGACGAAAGCCAGAGGTTCCGGTTCTGACTGTGCTAAAGTCTTCGTAGTTTCGGCTTAAACTTTGAGGATTCGCTAAGCCTGTTGAATTGCCTACTCGAAGAATTCCAAGGCTAATGGGTGGCGCTAACTCTTCAACCGTAAAGCTTGCACCAGGTCTGTTTGCACTGAGTCTTACCGCTCCATCGGTTGTGCCATCACCTACAATCGAAACAACAGTGTAATTTGTTCCGCTCAATTTAATAACCGTGTTTGGGAAAACATAACCATGTTCAATCAGATTTACGCGAACGTTGCTGGCATCTCGAAAATTTCCTGTTGCCGTGTCAAAGGCGTTGGACTCCCAATCATCAATCGCGTTCCCTTCTAACTGCTGATTCATGAATTTACCAGCAGTGGTAGTCCTGTCGGTGTTTAGCGTCAAGTCCAGCGTTGTGCTAAAGCTTAATCCTGAAACATAAATTGGTTTTCTACGTTTTGAGAGATTGACGCCCCAAGGTTGGAATTCAAATCTATTTTCTAATTGTGTCGCTGAAAAGTTGACGGAAGCGCCACCATCCAACGAATAGGAACCACTGACAAAATGCCAACCATCCAGAAAAAAAGAATCGCTTGCACCAGAAACATTCACTCGAATCGTTACGCTTACGCTCGTTGAAGAAAAACGCTCTTGCGGTTGATTAGTTTCAATATTCGATAGAGCAAACCCACTGGCTGCGCTTCCACTGGTAAGGCTCGAACTCGAATAAGTCGATTCAGTAAGAATTTTCATATCGACAGAGGTGTCAAAGTAGAATCGCCTGAAAAAGTGGTAGTTTCAGTGACAAAATCCCAAGCTCGCTTGCGAACGATCATGTTGCCCGTGATCCCCAAGGTTTTATTATTAACATCAATTCTTTCTCCGGCCTGAACGTCGAGATTTATTCCGTCAATGGTTACACTTAATCTTGGTTTGTTTTTCACGGCAATAATATCGGTGAGAACTTCAGCCGCGACTTCAATCGAAGGCGAAAACGTCCGTATTGTGTCATCCCGTCCAGTATCAATATTCGCTACTCTCACGGCTCTTTCAACCTTTAGCAGTTTATAAGGATTTGCGCCTAATCCTGTACCAACTGCCAAGTTATAACTATTGGATGAAAGCAAACCTGAGAGTGGTGCTGGTAAGTCAATCTGGCTAGCTAAAATCTCGTAATCCTCAAGCGTCAGGCTAGCTGTGCCTGGGACATTCTCACGATCAATCAAATGCAAAATATCATTCTCGTCATCTAGATAAAATTGCATGTTGAGCGCTTTGGCAACTTGGTCGGCAAAGTCGAGAATCCTTTGTTGGTTGGTTTCAAAAATTGAGACTTTCCGGTCATCATTATTTGCATTACTCGCAAGGCTGGAATCGTAGGAATACCCAATGGATTGCGCTAACCAACCAAAAAAATCATAGGCGTTTTCATCCCCATTCGTTGTGTCAAAGTGAATGCTAATTCCTGAAATGGAAGCCTCACCTTCTACGCTTCCCGATTGCAAAGTAAACCTTGGAACTTCACCATCTGGGACAGTATAAAAATCATAAGAAAGAGAAGCATTCAGCACTTCGTCTTGCCCATCATCTTGTACAGAAGCGCTTGTAGTTTTCAGGTTCGGATTGCCAACCTGAGTTTTTGCTGCGTTCAGAATCGGCACAGGTTCTTGCAAAGTCACGGTTCCAAAAGCAAAAGGCAATTGGGTGTCTGTTGCTGATGCGTTTCCTATATCATAGGCATTGAGTCCGGTAACGGATACGGTTGAACCAAAAACAATTGTAATTGTATCCCCACTACTTACTGAATAAGTCTGCGGTAATTGAGCTTCCCCTTGGATTGCCAAAACTACTGACTGAGCAACGGTAATGGTTTTGCCTGACTGAATCGTACAAATGGATTCTAGGCTTTGAGAGATTGAAAAGGTTTCATTGGTTGTCAACTCCGTCCCAGAATCAAACGAATAATTTCCGCTGCTTGGGTTGGTATAGGCAATCGTCGAAACGTCAACGTTTATGTCAAATGTTGTGTCTGTGACGTCTGTTATCGTGAACTGAGTTGAAGTATCGCTTGGGTTGTATTCGAGTTCTTCCCCAACTATCGACATGCCTTGGAAAAATGCTTGTTCACCCAGCCCAAAATTGTGTAAAGCTGCGGTGGTAATTCTGATTTTGCCTGCCCCATTGTTTTTTAGTTCAATCAGTTCCGCCTTTGAACTGGTTTCCGCAACAATCAACCGCAACAGGTTGGTTCTCTGAACTTTCGCTTCTAACTGAAAAGAAAGAGACTCTGGGGTTAGGTTGTTTAAAATTGCGGTTCCGTCAAGTAACTGCTTGCCGTTGTATCTTAGAATCACCGGAATCGCGGTTGCTGGTGAACTGAGCAAAGCCGTGTAGTTTGCCCCACTAAACGGATGTCTTGAATCATTCGGGCGATTAACTAGCTGAAGATTGCCAACGTTGACGTTCAACCAGCCTGCGTCATAATCGCCCAATTCAATAAATGGTGGCGCGATGATATAAGGCAAATAAAATCTGTCATTCTTCCAGGTGCTTGGCGTGTCTGAAACATAGTAGACAGCGTCTGTAAAAGGGGCTGACGTCAGATCCATGTCTACCTGAAACGACATTTAAGCCACTGCTGGAAATTGATTGTTTCGTGCAGCTCGCTCTTTAATTTCTACTCGTATCGCTGAATCGTATTCTCTGATCCTCTTTCCGGTTTCGTCGTAAATGTTGACCACTACATTACTTCGATCAACCCCATTGTTTAACTCGTTCAGTCTGCCAGCGCCCAAGCTTTGAACCGCCTTTCGAGAAAAGATATATTCGCCACCTTCCGCATTAATAAGCTGGCCACCTCTTGAATGTGACGCACCTACCAGCATTCCTGCTTGAGCCTTGGGGATCAGTCCGCCTTGCTTAAAGCCCAAAGCAGAAGCAACAGAGGAGACACCACTCGAAACAAAACCAACGGCCTTGCCAATTACTGAATTATCTCCTCCGGTCAATTGACTGCCGAAGTCCGGCAAAACGTCTTTGATTGCGGTTGCGATTGCATTAGGCAACTCAGTAAAGGCTCCAGTGATTGAGTCGAAAATCATTTGAGGTAGACGCTCAATCACTTTGACCATGCTGTCAATCGCGAACTCAGTCAAGAAAACAAGAATGCTGTAAAGTGCCTCGAAGGCTTCAACCAGTTTTACAATCAGCGTCAAAAGTGGCCCAATCAGTTTGATGAGTTTGGCGAGCAGTTCAGCAGTGATTTCAACGGCAGGAATCAGCTTCTCAAATAAGGGACGGATTGCGTCAATCACCGGAATCAAGGCGTCAATCACTGGCACTAATGAATCAATGATTGGGTCGATCAGCGCAAAGATTGCGTCAAAGACTTTGGTTAAGGCTTCCTGAACTTTTTCATTGGAAAGCACCAACGCCAGTAATC